CCTTCACGTTGACCTGAAGACCAGGAACGCGCTGCCGCGCCTTATCAACGATCTGCGTGAACAGCGCGAGGATGTCCTGATTCTCGACGTGCAGAGACATGCGGGCAGAGATGCCACGGAAGATCGAGTCACGACGATCCGTCGTCTCGCCAAGGTAGCCTTCTCGCAGAATCTCTGTCTGAAAGCTCATCTCGAACGATCGAATCGTCGTGATGTTGGTGAGCGGCACGCCGTTGGAGACGATGATGATCTCCACACTCTGTCCCTTGATTCTCTGAGCCATCGATCAACCTCCGAAAGCAGAAAGACTCCGAGAGTGCCGCAAGGCTTCTCTCGGAGTCCCTATCCCCTCTCACGAGGGTGCGGCCCGATACTCGCGTCCACCGCGAGCCAACGTAGAAATGCTACTGCGTTGGCTACCGCGGTGCAAGCTCAGGCGACGAGCGGGAGAATCTGAACACGCTCCCCGATCTCAGCCTGGAGAACGATGAAGTCGGACGTAGCAAGCGTCCGCACACGAATGATGATCACAAAGATACCCTGAGCCTCAAGCTCCGGTGTGTTGCCACTGCGATCGTCAATCTGGTATGCAGCGATGCGCTGCGCAGCCGGGTTGTTGGGGGAAAGCAGCGAATCGAGGAAGGCGTCGATCTCGCCGACAGCGGCGTCCTTGAGCTGCTGCGTCTGCGGCAGCTTCACGAACTCGACGAGCCTGTTGGCGCAGGAGTCCTGAATGAAGTCGGCCATCCGGCGACGGTTGATGTTCCTCTGCCCGCTGGTGAGCGAGCTAGTGATGCCGCTTTGGATCACGGGACCAACGGTGCGGTCAACACGCAGAGCAGCCACACCATTCGCACGCAAGTTGATGTATGCACCCATGGAGAGCTGCGTCACATCGATGCCGCGCTGATACCCAAGGATCGGAGAGAACACCTGCGGCACCGGAGCACTCGCCTGCCCAGGGTTACGCTCAGGCGGCAGGTTGGAGAGCAGCGAAGACATCCAGCCGTCAAACGCCTGATCCAAGATGCCGTCGATCGTCGTGTTCCCATCCGCAGTGCGCAGGCGGAAGTTGACGGCTTCCTGAATGAAGACGCGTGCGCCTGGCCAAGTGTAGACAACTCGCTCGTCGCGCGTCGCCCCCACACCAGGAGCCGCCGTTGCGATAGCAGCATCCACCGTTACTGTGCTGAGCGGTGGAGAGATGATCGCGACGCGGCCTACGCCAACAGCGCTTGACTCCAGAACGTGACTCCTGAGCTTGGCTGCGATCGTAGAGCTTTTGCGCGCCGCCCACACGATGTTGACATCGCGCGCGGGGGAGTCTTCGCTCACCAGCGCGTCGATCGCGGTGGTGTACAGGGCATCGATCGACGCGTTGGCCACGCGGTTGATTCCCTGAACAGCGACCGTGAACGCCAGCCCGCCGCTACCACCGGGCATGATTCTGCCGCCAAGGCCCGAGAGCGGATCCCACGAAGATCCCGTGAGCGCAGGAGGCGCGACGACAGGAGAGAGCGCCAACGCTGCCGTGTAGGAGCCATCGGCCTGCGCACCCGTCGAGTCGGTCAGCGGGCGCGTCGGGATGGTGTACCCCCCAACGTCCGCAGCGGCATAGCCGCCAGGCGTGGCCGCGCCGGGAACCAGTACCGGGGCCGAGTCTGCATCCGAGGCGAAGTGCAGACGCCAAGGAATCGCAGTAGCCGTGACGAAGGCGAAGTTGGCGCCGCTCAACTGCTCCAACGAGATGTTGACGCCCGCGCTTGGATCGGTCGCCACACGGTAGGTGCCCGCGCCGAGATTGCCGCCTGCGGGCAGCGGCGCAAGAGCGCCTGCGTTGTTGTTGCCGATCACGAGAATGTCGCCCTTGCGCGCACCCGTCGTGCCATCAGGACGAACGATCGTGGTCCAGTCAAACCCTGCCGTTGCAGCAAACGTCTGCGTCGCAGCCGCAGCAGCGTTGGTCGTGGCGCCGCCCGTTCCGGTAGCGATCGGAGACAGGGCAGTGAAAATCACACGCTGCGCCGCACGAATCCGGCTGGAAGAAAACCCAGCAGCTCGGAACTCTCGCCCAGCCGAAAGCGTTACTCCCACAACCGGAACAACTGGCGTCGTCACGGTAGCAGAGGCAGAGAGGGGCAAGGATCGGAAGTACCGACAACCGTTGGAGCTTGCCAGGTTGACCGGAACCGCCACCAACCGAGAGAACCGCTTGCTGCGGAGCTGCTCGTATCCGTTGCCCTGCGAGACTCCGAACTCTCCGATCGTCTCATCGAAGCCGCCAACCTTGTTGATCAGGTCGGTAGCAGAGAAGATCTCTACGGGACGAATCCGCGTGGAGACCACACCGCTTGAGTTGACGCTCGTGGCGTAAGAGCAATCGGCGAACTCGCCGACGCACGCAGCGACGCCAACACCCGTGCCTTGCACGCCTCCAGGCGGGGGTAGGTCAACGATGACCACACCCTCGATCTGCGTGATCACTTCATTTCCGGGAAAGTACCCGAAGCGACGGATGAAACCAGCCATGATGTTGTCCTCGTCTCTCCCGAGTGAGCCTACGCTACCCGATTCATGTTCTTAGCACCAGTGGCGCCGTTACTCTGCGTCTGTACGATCCAGCCGCACGTCCAGTCTAGGCTTGAGACGCGGCAACGACCGATCCAAGGGTCGGTATTGTGTGACTCTGGCCGTAATCGAAAAGGCGGCTTTGCGCCAGCGTCGCTGGCTGTCTTCGCTGGAGTCCAAGTAGGCCATGTTGTTCACCTCGTAAGAGGCGCGTGAGTTGAAGTAGTGCGGAAGCTCCAGCAGCAGGCCCGTCATCCACTCCACAGGGTTCAACTGGTCTTCCAGCAGCATCGCGAGAACCATTCGCTCTTTTGGATCAGTCGCCCAAACTTCGAGATCAATAGGTTGGACGTATTCGCTGACAGAGCGAAGTACCAGACCAGAGTCGAGAACGATCGTTTGCGGAGTAAATGCGTCGGCGTCGTACTCGCCAGGCTGCGACGCGTAGATGATTGCTGCTGGGTAGGTCGAGGGAACCTCGGGCTCTGCGTACACTTCGAGGATCTTGCTGAACCGAACCTCGCGACCGCCGTCTGCGACCATGCTCAGTTGCTCAAGGTACTCGCGCAAGCCGCGTGTGACAGCAGTGCGCGCGTCGGTGAGCCTCCGGTTGGTTAAGTGCTCGCGGTCGCCGGGGCTCCTGATCAGCCTAGTAGTCGTTGAAGGTTGCGGTCGCGCTGCGGGAACCGCCCGCTTCTTCAGCGATGGTGCCCCCCACGCCTCTCCAGAACCCACAGATGCAGGGAAGACGGTCCGACTGATCGCCGCTACACCCCACGCCTCTGCCGACGAGATGGCAGCAGGGAACACACCCTGCGTAAACGCGACATTAGGAGTTCCCCACGCCTCCCCAGACGTGATCGCCACCGGCTGAATGCTTGTGGCGACAAAAACAGACGGCGCTCCCCAAGCTTCCGCTGACGCAATGGATCCAGGCCGAACTCCTCTGCTGATCCTGGCAGCACCCCACGTCTCCCCAGACGCGATCCCAACCGGGGACGCACGCCGGTTCAGACGCGCAGTGCCCCATGCTTCGGCGGAGGTGATGGCGATCGGGGCGATCGTAGCGCCCACAGAGATAATCGGCGATCCCCAGACTTCCCCAGTCGGGATCGACGACGCGGCAACCGTTCGCCGCACTGTCGCAACACCCCACGCCTCCGCGCTTGGAATAGCCGTCGCGGCAACACTGCGTCGGACGCTCGGCGCACCCCATGCCTCTGCGCTCGCGATCCCGGTCGCGGAAACGCGCAGGGACAACTTCGCCGCGCCCCATGCCTCTGCGCTTGGAATGGCCGTGGGTGCAACAGTCTGCCCAACCTGAAGTGTCGGTGTGCCCCAAGCCTCAGCGCTCGATATCGCGGTAGGCGCAACTGTCTGCGCGCCTTGTACTGTCGGCGTGCCCCACGCCTCGCCGGAAGCGATCCCGGTCGCTGCGACAACACCAGGAGCCTGGAAGAGGAGCAGCAGCATGGGGGTTCACGCGGCAGCGAACGCGCGGAGCGCGCCGCCGTCAGCCGTTCAGAGACCTGAGTTGAGCAAGGGTCTGCTCGGTGGTGGCGATCTCCTCGCCGAGCACAGCCACCCTTTCCACGTCGCCAACAGCCACGGCGTGTCCGCGCTGCTGGTTCAGCGCGGACAGCCTGTTGCTCACAAGAACGATCAGGGCTGCAATCGTCATAGCGTCCTCCTCAGACGAGCGGAATCAGCTCTTGGCTGATCGTGGCGAGGTGGGACTGGAGAAGCACCGCGTCGTACTTGTCCGTGCCGTCGATCGCGACATACGCCGCCATGCGTCCGCCCTGCGCCGCAGTGCCCACCTGAATGAAATCAGTCGGCGTGTAGGGACTAAAAACCCGGTTCTTGGCGTCGAACCTGTAGATTTGGTTGATGGCCGAAGCCACATACACGTTGATGTATGTGTAGCGGCCCTCTTGGCCGAACGGGCTGTAGGCTCCCGTGGTGCCTGCGCCGAAGCTGTTGACGTTGCCGTCGTAGGTGATCGCGCCAGTCCACGCCCCGGTGATCGTGTTCGCGATGTCGAACAGATCCAACGTGACCGCGCCGCCTCGGAAGAAGTACTGGAAGCTGTGCCGCGCATTGCGTGCGGCGTCTGGCTGGATTCCCCAACCAGGAGCCCACAGGTTGCCCACAGCGTTCACAGCCGGTCCTGCCGCGAAATAGGTGGTGCTCCACGCGTCGGCAGCGATGGAGTTCGTCCCGTTGTTCACCGTCGCGTCGGTGAAGTTGTAGGTATAGGTGGTCGCCACGCCCGAGGTGCGGAGCACCAAAAGATTGGGCAGCTCGATGACGTACTTCGCAGACGTGCTCGGCTGCGTCGTCCACGCCGTTCCGAGCGTGTACACAGGACTCGGACCCGCGGTGTGTGTCGAGATGATTCGGCGCTGGCCCACAGCCGCAGGGGTCACTGCATCGGCCACGATGCGAATCTGGAAATTGCGGTACTCGTCGGCTACGACCACCGAATCGCCGGCTGTGGCCTGACCCGTGATGCTGCTCGCTCCAGTCGCGGTGGCCGAGAGCGCCATGCGGATGCCGCCCGCAGTGTCTGTGTCGAACGTGCCTTTGATCATGCCCTCACCGGGCTTGTTGTCGAAGGGAACGTGCTGCTCGTCGAGCACCAGCATGGCGCTGTCGGTGGCGATGGTCGCGGGCAGATTGGTCGTGCCCCTGTTCGCCAACGTGTTCGATGCGGGCTCGAAGCTGCGATAGATGCCTGCCGCCGTGGTGCCCGCGCCCAGCATGAACAAGCGACCGCACAGCAGCTCGTACCGGGTAGTGACCCCCGGCGTGAACGTCAGCGCCGTGTCCACCACGATCCTCGGCGTGGTTCCAGCGGTGTTCGCCACGATCCACCGCTCTTCGGTCTTACCGGACGCAGGATCAATCAGCCGAATCCTGAACCCCAACTCCCCGCTGCCGCCCCGGTTCGCCAGCATGTTGACGCCGACAGCGGTCGGGAGCGCCGTCGAAAGCGTGAAGGCAGTGGTCGTTGCGAGAGTCGCCGACAGCGTGCCAACCGCTCCGAAGCTCGGAACGAAGGCGCTGGTGCTGCCCGCGGCGAACGTCCCAGCCGTGAGCGGGGTTGCGCTCGCGAGCTGCCACGCCTTGGTCACGATGTTGAACCGGTTGAGCACCGTGTTGCTGTGCAACGAGTACACGAACGGGTTGCGCGTCGAGTCGTTCCGCATGTCGCAGGCCATGGACATGCCCGCTGCGTGCGCGTTGGGCGACGGGGCGACCTGCGCCCACATCATGCGATCGATCACTTTTTTCCAGGTGTTAGCCATGGCCTGTCTTCTCTCTCAGGTGATGCGGGCGCGCACGCAATCGGCCCACGCGCTCAAGTTGGTCTGGTTGACGAGCATGGAGCCGTTCCTGCCGTCGATGTTGGTGAGACCGCCGACCGTCGTCACTGTCGAGCACGTCGTGACCGTCGTGACCGTCGTGACCGTCGTGACGGTACCGCTCTCCAGCACCACCGTGTTGCGTTGACGCGCAAGGCTGCGGTCGTAGCCGGCGGGAGACTGAAGCACCGCAAGAATGCGGTTGAGCAGAGAGTAAGGGTTGCTGGTCTCTTGCGTGGGTAGCGGGGCGTCCGGCGTGACGTCGGTCGCCACCTTCGCGTCGTCTGCTCCCGTGAGCACGACCAGCCCGACAGCCTGCGCTTGCGCGGCCTCGCCGGAGTAGCTGACATCGCGTGAAGCGACGCGACCGGATACTGCGGGCAAGGGGACGTTGTCAGCCATGGCTACCTCCTCGGTCGTTTCAGAGCTTGAAGATGCGGTTGGCGCCGCTGTCCCAGACCACCGTGATGTCACCGCCAGAGGGCGTGACTGGCAAGCCCGTCGCGGTGTCGATGTAGCCGATCAGTCGCGACGTCGCCGGGCTCCCGGTGTCTTGGTAGAGCACCACCGCCTCGATCGAGGCACCAGTGACCGCTGTGAAGGTCACGTCGTCGGCGTCTGCCACGCCTGCGGCAGTCGTCTTGCCGGTCAGGTTGGCGCTCGTCGCGACTCGGGCTCCTGCCGCGATCGACGAGAGGAACTGATCCGTGACCAGGTTCGGTGTGTAGAGGCCGGTGTCAACGAGGACGGCCTTGATGTTGTTGGTGTTCCACGAGATCTCTCCCTTCAGGAAAGATTCTCTGCCGAGGTCATAAAGCGCGTTGGCCACGTTTCATCTCCTGTCAAAAATACAGATCTGCTGGGTGTCAGGACGCCGGCTGTCTCTGGCGGCCAAGCTTATCACGGCCCCAGCAAGTTCACCCGCGCCGGGACGCTTTCTTCAACTCTTCACGCAGAGCTTTGTCCAACTCGGCGATCAGCTCATTGCGCGCCACGGTCATCGCGTGTCGACGCGTCATGGGAGACGTCAGAACCGGCCGAGGCGCAATACCGCGACGCGAAATCGCTCGTGCGACCAAGAACGCGACAGAGCGCTCGCGCTTCGCGGGAGCGCCCAAGATCGCACGAACCCAGGGAATCAGAGCCATCACCGGGGGTTGACGCGCGCCAGGACGCCTGCCTTTCTCAACGAAGATCGAGTAGGGAACGATGTTGAGCAGCGTGAGCTGGTTGCCCTCTGTCTCCGCTCGCCAACCGCGCATGAAATGGCCGAAGGCTTTGATCGGATAGCGCGCCGTGGCGTCACGCAACACAGGCAGAGCTGCTCGCCCGCCCTTGCGCAACCCCGCGCGAACGACAGTATTGATCCGCTTTCCCAACGGAGCGGCCCACTTGCCGAGGTCTTTTGCGTCAACGTGAAAGCGCGCGGATACACCGACAGTCATTGCAGCTCTCCCTCACGCGTTCGGTCTTCGCTGGCCTTGAGTAGATCGATCCGCCACTGGAAACGCAGTGGGTCGTAGCTAGGAGCAGACTTGGTAGTGAATCGCCTCCGCACGCCAAGCGTTCCTGGCGGACGGTTGAACGCAATCTCCCAGAAGAACTCCTGATCATCGGGGATAGGCGTGCCATCGTCTGCTCGCCCGACTAGGAAGTCCTCGTTGAATCGGGGGCTGATCTCGCTCACACGGAGTGACCCAACCTCATCGATACCTATGGGTTGCAGGTCGCGACGAAGCGAACTCAGATCTGCGACTCTGGGAGTCGGCAGGATCAGCTCACGGCGAATCAGCTCTTCGACGCCAACTCCGCGCTCACCGCCAGACCAACGAGTCCAGATCAGTGACACCTGGTATGCCCGAGCCCCCAAGCAGGTGTAGAGGTCGCGAATCTGGTCCACACAAGGTGTGAGTGAGTAGACAAGAGTGCGTTGGTACTGCGCACCTGTGAGCACAGTGAACCCCGAGCATCCACAGCGGCAGGGGTTGAACCCGCAGGACGCGCAGTTGCAGCCAGCCACGACTCAGCCTCGAACCGA